CATGCCCGAGGCTGAGGCTACTGAAGAAGAGCCTGAGAAAGACTATGGCGAGCAGATCGCTGATGAGATCATTGAGAAGTGCTTTTGATATTTAAGAAAGGAGAAGAAGAATGAAACTGAAGAATAATACACTGCAGGAACTTTACGACACCCTTACAACAGGTACCCTCTCGTTTGCATTATTTGCGGAATCGCCGATCGATAAGGCATTTGAGGAATGCGATAGGGAATTGACAAACCTTCAGAATTGCAATGATATTTTGGAGAAATCCAACGGGACTCTTCTGGATGCGAATCTCGATCTGTGCACTAAGAATAGAGATCTTAAAGACCGGATCAGGCAGCTTGAGAAAGATCTTGATGAGGCTAAATCTTCTGCCAATTATTTCAGAGCTAGCAGGGACGACTGGCGTAGCAGAGCTAAGCACGAAGAGGAAGAGAAAATTGAACAGGTTAATAAGGTCTTCGGTGAAAAGGTCCAGCTGCAGGAAGAGATCGATCAGCTTAAGAAAGACAAGGAGGGGTTAAAACAGTCCAGATTCGAATGGGCTAAGAGAGCTGTTGAGAGAGGAAAGAAGCTCAACGAGGCAGAGAAAGAGATCGGGCAACTTAAGAAAGATCTCGATGCTTTGCTGAGCAGAACTCATTGCGCTGAAGACGAAGTCGAACAGCTTAAGAAAGATCGTGATATTTGGGTCCGGAACAATGGTGAGAAACAGGCCGAGATAGCAGAGCTGAAAAACCGGCTTGATAAAGCAAACGCTGACAGAACGGCACTGCAGAAGAATCTGGATTACTACATGGATATTTACAAAAAGGTTCAGGACGATTACGACGATCTGCATAAAAAATATTCTGAGTGCCAGGGGACAGTTGACAAGCAGGCTGAACAGATCAGACATCTTAAAGACAGACTTAACAATATTTCTAATGCTTGTGGTCGAACTCAGGATGATATTTATGGTCATGGCTATGATCAGGGTCAGACCGATCTCTGGGATATGCTGCAGAATGTGAATGACATAAATGTCGAGGAGTTTGACGTGGAATGCCATAGTACGAACGACGTTGTCAGCATGGATCTGGAAGACTTCCTGGATATTTATAAGAAATGGCAGGAGCAGAAAGAAACCGATCGTATGCGGGAGTGGTTGGTTGATTTCTGTTGGGGGAGAGTCTGCGAGGGATGCCCGCTTGAGTCCAAAGAATACAAATGCGGCCGTGGATATTCTTTCAGAATGACTGATCCATCCGATCTCAGAATTATTCCTGACAAAGACATCAAAAGATATTATGAGAAGGCACACGGCTGTGGACGGTATACTCTGAACATGGAAGGGACTAGAAAGGCAATCGCTAAAGCTTGCGATGGTTTTCGTAAAGCTGTGAGGGATGCCGATACCAAGATCACAGAAAATTTGCGCAAAGGTTGTACTTTTGAAGCAGAGGTCAATGTCAATAAGGATCTGTTTGAGAAGCTTTGCGGTATGAAGTCCGAAGAGGAAAAACCCAATCCCAAAGGACTGGTTATCACAACCCGTGGCGTTACAACTGCTAATTACACTGAGGCTACAATGAACGCTATCAAGGAGGCGGTAAGAAAATTCGAAAAGTCGTTACCGGCACTTGATTCCTGGGAGTCTACGATCACAGGAAGTATAAAAGTAGATGATATTCTGGGAAAGACAGATGACACCGAGCACAAATTCGAGTATGGCGATGCTGTTAGAGTTTCTTGGAGTAATTTCGATTACATGTATGTCGGGCCTGACGAGCATCGTATTCGTCTGTTCGACCCCAAGTATCATTGTGTTATATTTGTGTCTTCTACAGAGAAACTGACGTATCAGGGTTGTAAGATCGTTCTTACCGATGAAGACGATCTTAGAAAGATCTGGAAAGATAAGAAGTAATAAGGAGACATTATGGATACATTGTGTGTAGCATTTATTATTTTGATCTCTTTTGCGGCCGGCGTCATATTTGGAAACTTGAAATGATTGATATTCTAAACTAGTTACCTATTGTTGAAGAGGGTCTGCTAACTTTGCAGGCTCTCTTCCTTTTTATATTTATGGAGGGAAAGATATGTCCTTTTCAAAACTTGCAACTGTATTTATTCCGTCACCCAATCGTAACAAGCAGAGAACTGAGAAAGTAATCTACTTCACACCTCACTGCATGGTCGGACAGCTGTCTGCTAAGCGTTGTGGTGAGCTCTTTGCTAGGTCATCCTACCAGGCTTCGTCCAACTACGGCATCGGCACTGCTGGAGTGATTGCCGGCTATGTGGACGAGGAAGACAGATCATGGTGCACCAGCTCTGCGTGGAACGACAACAGAGCCATCACCGTTGAGTGTGCGTCCGACACCAAGCATCCGTACGCCATGAATCAGAAGGTCTGGGACGCTCTTGTAGCTCTGGGTGTGGATATTTGCCAGCGCTATGGCAAGAATAAGATGCTGTGGTTCAACGACAAAAAGACCACTCTCAACTACACACCTAAGTCCGACGAGATGGTGATCACTGTGCATCGTTGGTTTGCTGCTAAGGCTTGTCCTGGTGACTGGCTGTATAACAGGCTTGGTAAGTTTGCTGAAGAGGTGAACGCTAAGCTCAACAGTCAGGTTCCCACACCAAAGCTTGTCCTCGAGATTCCCAACCGTGACATTTATATTCCTGACGAGACTGCTCGAGCCTGCTTCATCTGGAACTTCTTCCGCAGCAAGGGTCTGAACGAGTACGCAACAGCAGGTCTCATGGGTAATCTGCAGTGTGAGTCCGCTCTGAGACCTAACAACCTTCAGAATTCCTTCGAGACCAAGGAAGGATGGACCGATAAGAGCTACACAGAGGGTGTCAACAACGGATCGTATAAGAACTTTGTCCATGACAAGGCTGGTTATGGTCTTGCACAGTGGACTTTCTGGAGCCGTAAGCAGGCTCTTTTATATTATGCACAGAAGAAAAAGGTGTCTATTGACGATCTCGGAATGCAGCTTCAGTTCCTTTGGGAGGAGCTGGGCGCTTATGAGCACGTCATGAAGGTTCTCAGCAAAGCAAACTCCATCAAAGAGGCTTCGAACGTGGTTCTGAGAGAGTATGAGAGACCTGCTGTAGTCGTTAATAACAACAAATCTGGCATTACCAAGGCTCTGAATGCTCGTACAACAGCCGGTAAGGAGTTCTATGACAAGTTCACGACGCCCATCGACGATCTGAACATCGCTACACTGAACTATTATATTCAGTACGGTGCTTTCTCCAGCAAGAACAACGCCAAAAAGAGGCTCTATGAGGTCAAAAACAAGGGTCTCGAGGCTGAGATCGAGAAGTTTGATGGATATTATCGTGTCCGCAGCCAGTATTATGATGGCGTAGGGACTCTTCTGAACGCCGAAGTGTCCAAAGCCAGGAAAGCCGGATTCAATGTCATCACAAAAATGAGGAATGTATGATGGATGCGCTCGATATGATATTTTGTCACCTTGTGGTATTCGGCTTATTCTGTGCTGTGCTTTATTTAATGATCGTAATAGGCTGTTTTGTTTACTATGTGACTGTTTATACGTTAAATAAAATAAGGAGTAAATTCCATGGCCACAAAAACTCTGTATAAAATTCAGCTTGGAGCTTATAAATCCAAGCCAAATGCCGAAAAAACTGCTGCTGTGGTGAGAGCACATAACTTTCCTGCCGCTGTAATTCAGATAAATGGATTGTGGAAGGTCCAATCCGGTGCTTTTTCGGTCAAAGCTAACGCAGAAAAGCGTTTGAAAGATATTCACGAGACCGCTTATCACTTAAAAGACCCTTATAAGTCTTATAAAAGCACTTTTTTCAAAGCAATCATGGTCACAGTGCCCGGAGAGCAGGAAAAAGAGGATAAAAAGCCTGCTGAGAAGTATGGAGCCGACAAGGTTTACGATCTGATGAAGCCTTACATCGATTCCAGCAGAGCTCACAGTGAATTTGTAAGAAAGTACAACGCTTTCATTGATATTTACAACGGTAAAAACGGCGCATCACACTCAAAAATTGGCATGTCAAACGCCTGGTGTGCTATGTTTGTTGATCTGATGTTCTACTTTGCTGGATATTTGGACCTGATCGGCTATGGAAAGCGGTCTCTTAACCTCATGGAGAACGCAAAAAAGAAAGGAACATGGAAATCTGGCACTGATGATATCAAATTTGGTGATATTGTCATCTATCAGGACAGCAAAGGCAACCCGAATCACACCGAATTTGCTCTTGGACCGCATGATTTCATCTCCGGCAACTACAATGGCGGCGTTCACAAGCGTCATCGTACGAGTCTGAAGACTGTAAAAGGCAGAATCAGGCCCAAATACCCGTCCGAACCTGAAAAGGAGGGTGACTTGCCTCCCTATGTTAGGGTATGGGCGATACGTTTCTGGGAAAGCGATCACGAAAAGTACGGTGATGCCACAGTATTTATCCAGTACGAGTCTGATAACAAGACTATTAAGCATGTCATTCTGGTCGACACTGGAATGAACTACACCGATACCATCAAGAAACTGAAGACTGCTGGTGTTACCAAGATTGATGCTGTTATAATCTCGCACGATCATTCTGATCATTATGGATATTTGTATAATGATGATAAGAATGCTATTCTGGACAACTTTGAAGTCGGTCATGTGTACTTCCCTGATCAGACTGGCGTAAAGAAGTATCAGCCTGAATATGCTAATCGAATTGCCAGACAGGCTGCTAAATGTGCAGCATATAAGGTTGGATATTCTTATGTCAGTGTTGGCGATGTCATCAAGATCGGATGCTTTGAGTGTAAAGCTATCTTCCAGGCTGACGCTAATAAGCTGAAGGAAAAAGAAGGACACCACTTCATTAACAATATGTCTATGATCTATCACATTGTCGTGGACGGTACATGGATATTTGACATGGGTGGTGACGCTCAGATCGAAGCTCAGAGACAGATGCTTGAGGCTTTCAAAGATCGTCTTGAGGAGATCGTGTGTCATGTCATGAAGATTCGCTGGCATGGTGATCGTGATGGTATTACGAAGGATTACGTTGACGCTATCAAGTGCCTTCTTGCCTTCTGTAACTACCATGGATCTGAGAATGGCAGTGGCCGCAAATCTACTTACAACGTCTTTAGGGATCGTGGTGCTGTTGTCGCTACGAACTACAAAGACGGTGAAATCTACATGGATATTCGCGGTAAGAAAATGGAAGTCAAAGGATCTAAGACTGGTCATATTAAGACGTTCAAACTCTGATTGATATTCTAAGGAGGATTGTTGTGGAGAAGAACAGAGGCGGAAGACCGAGAAAAAATGACTCTGAAAAACGTACACATGTAGTACTTCTTAGAGTATCTGAAAAGGAGTACGGACGTCTGAAAGAGGCTGCTATTCGACGAAAAATGACAGTTGTAAGGCTAATTAGAGAGCATTTATGGGCTTATTCAGACGATTAAATAGATATCTATTTACTGCCCACTTTTGTCGGTCAAAAATGGGCTTTGGTCAAAACTTTTTGACCATTGAATTTTACGGAAGAACAAAAATAATAAATAGATATCTAAAAACCCTCCGCTCTGCCCACTTTTGTGGCCATTGGCCACTTTTGCCCACTTTGAAAATGGCCACGAAATCGGGTTTTTAGTTATCTCAAAACCCCTTTTTAGATATCTAAAAACCTCTGATGGTCAAAAACCCACTTTTATTTAGAGTTAATACGCGAAAAAAAAAAATAATAATTTATAGTAATTTACGAAAAAAAGTGGGCTTTTGACCAGAGCTAATAAATAGATATCTAAAAACTAATTGATATTTTCAGACTCATTTTGGGCTCTACCAGATAGGTAGGGCCTTTTCTTTTGCTCTTTTTAACTTCGCAAAATTTTCAGGTCCTTTTATGAGAGGGAAGAGGTATATATTGCGACTTTAGCAATTCCTAACCCTTTTTCTTTTTCTGGATATTTAGAAAGGAGTATCTGTGAGTAAAAAAGAAAACGAGTTTCAACCAAGTGTTATTAGAGAATTGGAAAGACGATTCCCTGGCTCGATTGTGACTAAGCTTGATTCCAGTCACATTCAAGGCATCCCAGATTTATTGATATTGTACAACGAAAAATGGGCTACCTTGGAATGCAAGAAGAGTGAGGAGGATCGAAAGCACCCAAGACCGAATCAAGAATACTATGTCGATAAAATGAACGGCATGTCATTCTCAAGGTTCATCTATCCAGAAAATAGAGAGGAGGTTATGAGTGAACTTCAACAGGCACTCGAATCTTGAAGGGCAGCATGCCTTTCTTGGAGCCAGTAAGTATCACTGGATATTTTATGACGAAGCCAAGGTAGCAGAATCTTTTAGAAGATCTCTAGCAGCACAGAAAGGCACAGAGCTTCATGCCTTTGCCGCTCAGTGCATTAAACTGCGACAAAAGCTTCCGAACTCAAAGAAAACTTTAAACAAGTATGTAAACGATGCTATAGGTTATCGCATGACGCCAGAACAGATTTTATATTATTCGCCAAACTGTTTTGGTACGGCCGATGCTATAGCATTTAATGACGCAAAAGGATTTCTCCGCATACACGATCTTAAGACTGGTGTGATACCTGCTCACATGGAACAGCTGATCGTCTATGCGGCTTTATTTTGCCTTGAATACAACTTTAAGCCTGGTGATCTCGAATACGAGCTTCGTATTTATCAGGCTGACGATATTTTGGTTTCTAATCCCAGCGTGGAGGACATCGCTCCTGTAATGGATAAGATCATCACTTTTGACCGAATAATCATGGATATTCGTAAGGAGGAAGAGCAATGAGTCACAATGACGATTTCTTGATGCACTATGGCGTTGGCAAGCTTGATGGTTCTCCTGGTAGAGGATCGGGAAGATATCCTCTTGGTAGCGGTAAGAACCCTAACCAGCATAGTGGTGACTTTATCAGTAGGGTTGAAGATCTCAGACGTAAAGGATTGAGCGATACTGATATTGCAAGGAATCTTAATCTTTCCACCACACAGTTTCGTGTTCAGATAGCAATTGCTAATGAGGAACGCAGATCGGCCAACGTAGCGACGGCAAGGAGACTCAGGGAAGAAGGCAACTCACTTAACGAGATTGCCAGAAAGATGGGTTTTAAGAATGACTCATCCGTAAGAGCTCTTCTTAATGAAAACGCTGAAGCACGAATGAATCAGTCTAAAGTGACTGCCGAATATTTGAAGCAGATCGTTGACGAGAAAGGTATGCTTGACGTTGGAGCAGGTCAGGAACGATTTGCCGGTGTGTCAAGAGTCAAATTTGACGAAGCTTTGTATCGGCTGCAGCTTGAAGGATATCCTGTTTATGGTGGATCTGTTGAACAGGTAACCAATCCTGGAAAGAGAACGGTTCTTAAGGTTCTTTGTCCTCCAGGTACCGAACATAAAGATATTTATTCTCTTGATATTCATTCGATCGAAGAGTCAAACAAGATTCTTGTTGACAACGGTAACAAGATCGAGCCTGCTTTTAAGTATCCTGAAAGTCTCGATTCCAAAAGACTTCAGATCAGATATGCAGACGATCCTGAAGGTGGCGCTATGAAAGACGGCGTCATTGAGCTTCGAAGAGGCTGTAAAGATCTTGATCTTGGTGAAGCCAACTATGCTCAGGTTCGCATCATGGTTGACGGCACACACTATCTGAAAGGCATGGCTGTTTATGGTGACAACATGCCTGATGGCGTTGATGTTATATTTAACACCAATAAGAAAGCCGGCACTCCTATGGAGAAGGTTCTCAAGCAGATCAAACCTGATAGAGAGAATCCGTTTGGTTCATTGATCAAGGAACGTGGCGGACAGTATTACTATGAGGATGAACACGGTAATAAGAAACTTGGTCTAATCAACAAGCGTGCTGAAGAAGGTGACTGGGCTGATTACAGTGACAAGCTCCCTTCGCAGTTTCTTAGTAAGCAGCCAATGAAGCTGATCAATCAGCAGCTCAACCTGACTATGAGTGATCGTAAAGCTGAGTTCGATGATATCATGGGTCTTACTAATAAGACTGTTAAGAGAGAACTTCTTAGATCCTTTGCTGAAGACTGTGACTCAGCCGCGGTTCATCTTCAGGCAGCAGCTCTCCCTAGACAGAAATACCAGGTCATTCTTCCTCTTATGAGTATGAAAGATAATGAGGTCTACGCTCCTAACTATAAGAATGGTGAAAAGGTAGCTCTTATTAGATACCCTCATGGTGGAACATTTGAAATCCCCATTGTTACTGTAAACAATAAGAACCAGGAAGGTAGAAACGTTATTGGTACTAGTGCAAAGGACGCTGTTGGTATCAATGCTAACGTAGCATCAAGACTTTCTGGTGCTGACTTCGATGGTGATACTGTAATGGTTATTCCTATCGGACCCAAATCCCAGGTTAAATCCACTAGCCCATTGAAAGGTCTTGAGGGATTTGATCCTACTGCAGAGTATGGTCCTGATAGTCCTGGCAGTGCAGGTAAGAACTATAAGAGAATGTCTGAGGGATACAAGCAGCAGCAGATGGGTGTTGTATCCAACCTCATTACGGACATGACTCTTAGGGGCGCTACTGATGCTGAGCTTGCTAGAGCAGTACGCCATAGTATGGTAGTTATTGATGCAGTCAAACATGATCTTGATTACAAGAGAAGTGAGAAAGAGAATGGTATAGCCGAGCTTAAACGTTCTTATCAGAGGAGGGTAGATGAAAACGGGAAGGAGCTAGGCGGAGCATCAACCCTTATCTCCAGGGCTAAAAGCCCCGTTTATGTAGATAAGAGAAGAGGCAATCCTATCATCAATGAAGATGGATCGCTTTCTTATAAGACTGCTCCTCCTCAAGCATTCAAAAACAAAGATGGTTCTATTGTGTATAAGAACCGGCAGGAGAAGAGTACCCAGATGGCAGAGGCTAAGGATGCCATGGAGCTCTCTTCTGGAACAAAGCAAGAGAATGCTTATGCTAACTATGCTAATTATATGAAGTCTCTTGCTAATCAAGCTCGTAAAGAGATGCTTGCTACAGGAAGGGCTAAGTTCTCTGCTTCTGCAAAAGAAACATATAGAAAAGAAGTCGATGATCTCATGGCTCAGTACAATGAGGCACAAAAGAACAGGCCAAGAGAAAGGCAGGCTCAGCTACTTGCCAGTAATAAAGTTAAGGCCATACAGCAGAGCAACCCAGATCTGGATAAAGAGGAGCTTAAAAAGGTAAAGAACACCGCCCTCAAAGAAGCCCGCTTACAGGTGGGCGCAAAAAGGGTACCTATAAAAGTAACAGACAGATCATGGGAAGCTATACAGAATGGTGCCGTTTCAGATAGCACTCTTTCTAGTATGCTTAAGTATATGGATGCTGATGATCTTAGAAAGAGAGCTACTCCTAGAGCAACTAAAGAACTTAGTTCTTCTAAACAGGCTCTTATTAAGACTATGAAATCTAGTGGCTATACTAATGAAGAGAT